GGTTCATACCGTGGACAGCCTGTACATATCTGTCCATTACATAATCTTAAAGGAGAGTTAGTAGCACAGCAGTTAAGAACACAGGACAAGGAGTTCCCAATACTGGGTGACTTTAAACAGATGCCTATGTTCGGTACTAAGTTATGGAACAAGGGTAAGAAGGTAGTCATCACAGAAGGCGCACTCGATTGTATGGCACTTTCTCAAATACAAGAAAACAAATGGCCTTGTATATCTTTACCAAACGGGGCTGGAGGTGCAGCGAAAACTATCGCAGCTAACCTTTCTTACTTCAATAATTTTGAAGAAGTTATCCTCATGTTTGATGGTGACGAAGCAGGGGAGAAAGCTACAGCAGCTTGCGCTCCACTGTTCGCTGCCGGTAAATGTTTTATTGCTACCATCAATGGCTACAAGGATGCCAACGAAGCACTGATGGCTGGTGATAGCCGTAAGATTCTTGAAGCAATGTGGGGTGCTAAGGTCTATCGCCCTGATGGAATCGTATCTCTTGCGGACATCCGTGAAGAACTAGAGAAGCCAGTGGAGTGGGGTATGCCTTGGTATCTACCTACCCTGAACAAGGCCACCTATGGTCGCAGGCTTGGTGAAGTGTATGCAATTGGTGCTGGTACTGGAGTTGGTAAGACTGACTTCCTAACACAGCAGATTGTTCACGACATGTATGAGCTAGAGAAAACTGTAGGTGTCTTCTTCCTAGAGCAGCGTCCTGCTGAGACTGCTATTCGTATCGCTGGTAAGCAAGCTGGTAAGCAGTTTCATATCCCTGATGGTGATTGGACCAAGGAAGACAGGGGCGTAGCTCTTGATGAACTTATGGACCATGACCGTCTACGTATGTATGACAGCTTTGGTACATGTGAATGGGACACCATCAAGTCCAACATCGAATACATGCACCACGCTGAAGGTATTGAAATCTTCTACATCGACCACCTTACTGCACTGGCTACAGGCCAAGGTAATGATGAGCGAGTTGAGTTAGAGAGAGTCACTGCTGCTATCGCTATGTTAGCCAAGCGTCTGAACATTATCATAATTATGGTGAGTCACTTAGCTACTCCTGATGGCAGGTCTCATGAAGAGGGTGGGCGTGTAAGCATCCGTCACTTCAAAGGCTCTCGAGCTATCGGATTCTGGTGTCACTTCATGTTCGGTCTTGAACGAGACCAGCAAGCTGAAGACATCACTGAACGTGAGACCACTACCTTCCGTGTACTTAAAGACAGGTACACAGGGCAGTCCACAGGCATGACCTTTCCACTTAACTATAACCACGCTACAGGAAAACTCTACGAAGCTAGTCCATTCGACTCAGTGGCTGTGGCTTCTCCTTTCTAATTAGGTAACTCAAATGACAGAACTTGAAAAGTGCTATGGCACTGACGGTATTCCTGTGCAACAGACTTACATAAATGAGTCAGGTCAGCAACGCATGATACCAGAGGCAAGTGCATACAACTCAGCACGTAACCGTTGTACCAACGTATCAAACAAAGACTATTTGAAGTATGGGGGAAGAGGAGTTGAGTTCAGGTTTATTAGCTTTACTGACTGGGCGAAAGAGCTTGGCCCTAAGCCCAGCCCCCTGTACTCAGTGGATAGAATAAATAATGAGGGGCATTACGAGATAGGAAATGTGCGCTGGGCCACAGATAAACAACAAGCAATAAATCGTAGAACTACTAAGTCTATTGAGCTGGTCTCTCCTTCTGGTTGTGTTGGTGCATTTGAAAGCGCGTCTGCGGCTGCTATTGCTGTAAATCAGGAAGTGACTCTCCATCATATTTTGGATTTATGCCACGGCAAGTTTGAAGAAACCAAGGGCTACCGTGCCTCATTCATAACCTAAAAGGATAACCCTATGCGCCTAGTTATCGACATTGAATCAAACGGATTCTTAGATGTACTCACTACAATCCACTGCATCGTTGCTCATGACCTAGACACTGGAATCCTCCACACCTTTAGACCCCATGAGATACGTAAAGGTATCTCCTTGATGCAGAGTGCTGATGAACTGATTGCACATAACGGAATCAAGTTTGATGTACCTGCTATCCAGAAGCTCTACCCTGACTTCAAACCTAAGCGTGTCATCGACACTCTAGTTTGTTCCCGTCTGATATGGTCCAACATCAAGGACCTAGACTTCAGTCACTTCAAGAATATATTGCCCTCTAGGTTAATTGGTTCTCACTCTTTAAAAGCGTGGGGCTACCGCCTCGGTGAACTCAAAGGTGACTATGGTCAGCAAGAGAATGCATGGGATGTATTCACTGAAGAGATGCTTACGTACTGTGAGCAGGACGTGCGCGTTACTGTGGACCTTTACAACAAGGTACTAGGTAAAGGTTATAGCCAACAAGCTATAGACCTTGAGCATTCCGTAGCTGAACTAATGTGGAAGCAAGAGTGTAATGGCTTCGTGTTCGATGAGAAGAAAGCACAGAAGTTATACATAGACCTAGCTGAACAGCGTGACAATATCTACCAAGAACTTTACTCACTGTTCCCTGCATGGATAGTAGCTGAAGGAGAGAAGAAGCCATCACGTAGTTGTAACTACAAAGACCCAATGAAGGCTGACCGCACTATGAATGCACCCTTTACTGTCATCAAGATAGTGGAGTTCAACCCTTCATCACGCGCTCACATATCCAACAGACTTATCACTAAGTACGATTGGAAGCCTACTGTGTTCACAGATAATGGACAGCCTAAGATAGATGAAACAGTTCTGTCTAAGCTGGACTACCCTGAAGCAAAGCAGATGGCTAGGTACTTCATGTTACAGAAGCGTCTTGGTCAGGTAGCTGAAGGTAAGCAAGGGTGGCTCAAGGTCTGTACCAACGGAAAGATTCACGGAAGTGTGAACCCGAATGGTGCAGGTACTGGACGGGCTACTCACAGCCATCCTAACCTAGCTCAGATACCATCCATGAGAGCAGCTTACGGTAAAGATTGCCGTGAACTATTCACTGTCCCTAAAGGATGGAAGCTCATGGGCGCTGATGCTTCTGGCCTAGAGTTACGAGCCTTAGCTGGTTATATGTCTCTCTATGACAAAGGTGCTTACGTTGATGTGGTCCTTGATGGAGACATCCACACAGTGAATCAACTAGCTGCTGGGTTACCTACACGTGACCAAGCTAAGACCTTTATCTATGCATTCCTGTATGGCGCTGGTGACCAACTCATTGGTGAGCTAGTAGGTGGAGGCGCTAAGGAAGGTAAGAAGATTAAGAAATCTTTTCTTGATAAGACTCCTGCCCTTAAACAGTTACGTGAAGGCGTATCCAAAGCTGCTGAACGTGGCTTTGTTAAGGCTCTTGATGGTCGTCACATCCACATACGCTCACCCCATGCCGCACTAAATTTTCTCTTGCAGTCTGCTGGTGCAATCATTTGCAAACAGTGGTTAGTTGAGTTTGAAAATGAAATGCAAGCACAAGGTTTCAATCATGGATGGGATGGTGACTACGCCTTATGTGCATGGGTCCACGATGAAATACAGGTAGCTGTTCGTGAAGACCTAGCTCAGAAGATAGGTGAGATAGCTGTTCTTACAATCCAACGTGTCACTGAAGTATTCAACTTTAAGTGTCCACTAGATGGGGAGTTCAACATTGGAAACTCATGGGCTGAAACTCATTGAGGTACTTAAACGTGCCTACCAATCACCCTTCACCACACGCTCAGACTTCTCTCGGACTAATGCCGAATGGGTAGCTGTGTGTGCGTGTCAGGGTTTTATATCAACCAGTATTGTAGGTGATGACGAGTTCGGCAGAGTGTGGCATATCACTGTCATGGGCCTTATGCATCTACGTGAACTAGCAGGAATGACTTATGACCAAAGCAATAAGTGAAGCCACTGGACTACCCATTCAAACAGGCGAAGTTACTGATGCCTACCGTGATGGCTGGGATGGACTGTTCAAGGACAGGATTAAGCTTGGGGTCAGTCCTCATACTGAGGTAACTAACATTGACTGCCTCAATGGGAAAATGACTACCGTGGAGTCTGACAATGCCTGAAGTAATGACGACTGTTAACCGTGAGTACCTTCTCATTATTGAGAAGCATAGCCACTTCCTTGAATGCCTAGATGCCTGTGGTGTCTGTGATTGGGAAGGCTATGCTGAAGCCAAAGCAATGTTTGAAGAGGAATGTGACGAATGAAGTCTGAGTACATAGACCACATGGGTACTGATGCCTCTGTTGTACGTGCTGCACGTGTTTCCTTTGCAGCAGATGCTACTGAGTTTAATGCGGAGAATGACACAGGCTTAATTAATTACCTTGCTAATCACAACCATTGGACTCCCTTTGCTCACACCTCTGTGACATTAAGAATGGATGCTCCTGTTCCTATACGTACCCAATGCTTTAAGCACAAGGTGGGCTTCGCTGAGAACGAAGAGTCACGTAGGTACATCAGTCACAAGCCATCCTTCTTTACACCTGAACAGTTCCGCAAGGCACCTACAGGCGGTGCGAAGCAAGGCTCTGGTAATGACATGCATCCTGTAGGTAACAGGTATTGGAAGCGGCACTTCCAGACTGTTTACACCATGTGTCTTGAGTCTTATGACACAGCTATTTCTGGTGGTATGTGTCCCGAACAAGCGCGCTTCATGTTGCCTCAAGGCACAGAGGTGTCTTGGTATTGGACAGGTTCTATTGCAGCCTTCGCTAGGTTTGTTAAGCAGCGTAGTGACCCTCACGCTCAGAAAGAAGTTCAAGACCTAGCTCAAGAAGTATCCAACATCATTGAGCCTTTGTTCCCAGTTAGTTGGAAAGCTCTAGTAGGAGATAAGTAATGATTGAAACATTAATGATGGTAATTGTGTGTCTAGGATTTGTAGTCGTATCTCTAGCCTTAGCCTTTAGCTTTGCTATGAACGCCTACCTAGATTACATGGAAGCCTCTGCAGCTATTGAACATGGTATCCGAATAGTCACTGAACGTAACTCTAAAGAAGGGGAACCACATGACGACCCTATTGATTGATGGTGACATCGTAGCCTACCAAGCTTCCTCTGCCACAGAAGTCCCTACCAAATGGGACGATGACTTATGGACATTACATGCCTATGAGTCAGATGGTCAGGCTTTAATTAAGAAGAAGCTAGCAGTAATGCTGGAGCAGACAGGTTGTACTGACTTCAAGTTCTACCTGACAGGTAAAGAGAACTTCCGTTATGACGTTCTAGAGTCCTACAAAGGTAACCGCAAAGACACACGTAAGCCTATGACATTAGGCCCACTCAAGCAGTGGATGATTGATGAATACAAGGCTGTGTTGCGTGAACCCTTTGAAGCTGATGACCTGCTAGGTATCCGTGGTAGTGATGGTAACGACACAATCATTGCGTCCGAGGACAAAGACCTCAAGACCATACCATGTAAGTTCTTTAACCCTGCACACCCTGATGATGGTGTCATCACTATCAGTGAAGCTGATGCTGACTTCTTCTTCTTCACACAGGTACTCACTGGTGACGCTGTAGATAACTACAAAGGTTGTCCCAAAGTTGGACCAGTTAAGGCCCAGCAAATCCTACATAAAGCATCACTCAATATCACTGACCTGACTCTACGTAATGTAGCAATTTGGGAAGCTATCGTAGCTACCTTTGAGAAGGCTGGACTCACTGAGGAGGATGCACTAATCCAAGCAAGGTGCGCTCGTATCTTACGATATGAAGACCTCGACCTAAAAGGAAATATAATTTTATGGACACCTCCAGAGTGGAACCAACTACTACAGGTCTAGACCGTCAACAAGGTGGTGACCACTACGCTCATCCCATCCAACCTATCGAATACATCATGAAGAATGAACTGGACTTCATCGCTGGCAACATCGTGAAGTACGCAACACGCGCTCCGCATAAGGGGCAGTTTGAATCTGATGTTAAAAAGATAATCCACTACGCAGAGCTATGGCTTGAACTCCAACACCTGAAGTATGACTGAGAAATAATATGATTATAAAATTTTACACTGAAGGGTGTCAGCCTTGTAAAGCAGTTAGCACTGTACTGAACCATGCAGAAGTGGACTATGAAGAAGTTGATATTGGTAAGGACATTGAGTCAGCTATTAAATATAAAGTGCGAAGTGTACCTACAGTTCTAAACACTGAAACTGGGGCCACCTTAATTGGTTTCAAAGGTATCCAGGAAACAACGGAGTGGGTCAATGACAATTGTAGTTGATTACTCTCGTAACGAACTGCTTTCTGAGCAAGCCTTTATCTTACTCTCTGACTACTACTGTCGTGAAGGTGAGGACCCACAGGATGCCTACGCTAGAGCAGCTACTGCATTCTGTCGTAACGACTACGACTTAGCTCAACGTATCTATGACTACGCCAGTAAAGGCTGGTTCATGTTCAGCTCACCCATCTTATCTAATGCACCTGCACAAGGAGAGAAAGTCCGTGGACTTCCTATTAGCTGTTTCTTATCTTATGTACCTGATTCTCTCGATGGCCTTATTGGACACACTACGGAGCTACGTTGGCTTTCAGTCAAAGGCGGTGGAGTGGGTGGTCATTGGTCTGACATCCGCAGTGTTAGTGATGTTGCTCCTAGCCCTATACCATTCCTAAAGACTGTCGATTCTGACATGACTGCGTATCGTCAGGGCAAGACTCGCAAGGGTTCTTACGCTGCCTACATGGACATCAGTCACCCAGACATCATTGAGTTCATCAACATCCGTGTACCTACAGGTGGGGACCCTAATCGTAAGGCGTTCAATATACACAACGCTGTCAACATCCCTGATTCATTCATGGATGCTGTGAATGCTAATGCGACTTGGGACCTCATTGACCCTGCTGATAATACAGTGCGTGACTCAATGCCTGCCCGTGAACTATGGGAACGTCTGATTGAAACACGCTTCCGTACTGGTGAGCCTTACCTTAACTTCATTGATGAAGCTAACAGGCATCTACCACCAGCCATGAAAGAGAAAGGCCTTTCCATTCATGGGTCCAACCTGTGCAATGAAATTCACCTTCCGACTTCTGAAGACCGTACAGCAGTGTGTTGTTTGTCTAGTGTGAACCTAGAGCATTACGAACATTGGAAGAACACCACAATGGTGGCTGACCTTATTGAGATGCTTGATAACGTCATTAGCTTCTTCTGCTTCCACGCTCCTAAAGAACTCCGCAAGGCAGTCTTCAGTGCTACTCAAGAACGTAGCTTAGGCCTAGGTGCTATGGGATTCCATTCAGCGTTACAACGTGCAGGTATCCCGTGGGAATCCCCAATGGCTACTTCATATAACACTGACATGTTCACTCACATCAAAGCTCAGGCTAAGGCTGCAACAGTCCACCTAGCAGAAGAGCGTGGTGCATGTCCTGATGTTGAAGGTGTACGTAACTCACACCTGATGGCTGTAGCTCCTAATGCTAACTCATCAATCATTGCTGGATGTTCAGCTTCCATTGAACCTTTGAAGTCCAACGCCTTTACACACCGTACCCGTGTAGGCGCTCACCTTGTCCGTAACCCTTACCTAGATAAGGTCATCAGAGCATATGCTGAACTTTGGCAAGGTTCATCTGACAAGTGGATGGAAGAGCAGTGGACCTCAATCATACTCAATGAAGGTAGCGTACAGCACCTTGAGTGGATGGATGATTGGGATAAAGAAATCTACAAGACAGCTTTCGAGCTAGACCAACGATGGGTAGTAGACCACGCAGCAGAGCGTCAACCATACATCTGCCAAGGTCAATCAGTGAACCTCTTCTTCCCAGCAGGGACAGATAAGGCTTACGTCAATGAGGTACATCTTCGTGCCTTTAACAAGAAACTAAAAGGACTCTATTACTTGCGAACTTCCGCAGGTGCTAAGGCTGATACTGTCAGCTTCAAGCCCACCCGTGTAGCTCTCAAAGACTACGCTGTGGATGA